CTACAACTTCTCGGCTTACACCGCCGAGCGGTACGCGGGCGAGAACTTCTCGGTCATCAGCGGCACCGGCCTCGTCACGCCGTCCTTCTAGGACACCTGACGCACAGCAGCCCTGGGGGGTCAGGGCGGGTTCGATTCCCGCCCGCTGCTTTCCGCAGTTCGATTAGGGAGAAGCTCATGCTGAGCAAGATTGCCGCGCTTGTCTCTGAGCGCGACCGTGCCGCCAAGGCCAAGGACCACGAGCTCGTCGCAAAGCTCAACGCGCAGCTGGCAAAGATCGGCCAGGAAGGCCGCACGCAGGCCGAGCAGGCCGCCAAGCGCATCCCGACGCTGGGCGCAAGGCGATAGATGGCCGCTCAGGACCTGTGCTCGCTCTCCGACGTGAGGGCGTTCCTCGAGCTGCCCGCCGCCGACACCGGCCGCGACGCGCTCATCACGAGCACCATCACGCCTATCAGCGACGCGATTGCCCGCTACTGCGAGCGCGAGTTTGTCGCCACCGCCTCGGCTACGCGCATCTTCACGCTGCCGGTCGGTGAGCGCATCCTCAGCCTGGCGCCCTACGAGATCCGCACCGCAAGCACCATCCTGCTGCACCCGGAAGAGGCGCAGCCCGAGACCCTCGCCGCCAACGTCGACTATCAGCTTCTGCCGATGCCGACGCGCTTTGGCACCTACTACCGCGTGCGCTTCTCGGCTGACCTGACAACCCTTCACGACTCAGACACCGCCAAATACTTCGGCTACTCGCAGGTGTCCATTGCAGGCGCCTGGGGGATGGCTTCGGTTCCCGCCGACGTCAAGCAGGCAACGGTCATCGCCGTGGCCTCGGCTATCCGCAAGGACGTGCCGGCGCTCGACATCGGAGACTTCGTCAACGAGCCGCGCCAGATGACGCCTGAGCGGCCAATCAACTACGCGCTGCCTGCCGCCACGCTAAGGATGCTGGGGCCGTTCCGCCGCGTCGGGATGGCCTGATGCCGCTCACGTACTACTCAACGGCGCCCGCCTTCAAGGCCGCGCTGCAGACCGCGCTCACGGCGCGCACAGGTCTGTCAGGGGTCACAGTCAGCTACGGCGCACCGACGCAGGGCCCGCGCGAGAGCATCACCCTCGGCGACATCAGCGGCTCGCAGGAGTTTGCCGCCCTTGGCGCCCTGCGCAAGGACGAGATTTACACCCTCGACGTTTTTGTATCTGTGCTCAGAGAAGGGTCTCAAGCCAAGCAATGCACCGAACGCTGCTTTGCCATCGCCGCTGAGATCGAAGACGAGCTGCGCACAAACGTCACCATGAGCGGCACCGTCCGCGTCGCTGAAGTGCAGTCGCCTTTTCAGCTTGAGGAATACGCCTCAGACCAGGCGCGCCAGTCCGTACTAACGCTCGGCATCCAAGCGACCGAGCGCATCTAAGGAGCAACCCTTGAAGACCGTCACCTACCTCGGCCCGCACGAGGGCGTAATCATCCCGCTGCCCTCCGGCTTCTCATACGAGTGCGAGCGCGACGGGACCGTTGAGCTGCCCGACGACCTTGCCGAAGAGCTAGTTGCTCGCGGCGACTGGAAGCTCGCCAAGACATCCAAGAAAACCACAAAGTCCGCTAAGGACGAGGAGTAACACCTATGGCTATCCGTTCCGGCCTTGCCGCACAGCTCGGCATCGGCGTCGAGTCCACCTGGGGCACCGCCGTCACGCCGACTCGCTTCTACGAGTTCACCGACGAGTCCCTCGCGCTCAGCATCGAGCGCATCGAATCCGAAGGCCTGCGCGCGGGCAACCGCGTCATGCGCTCCGACCGCTACGCCGTCGGCCAGAAGGCCGTCGAGGGTTCCGTCAGCATGGACATGACCGCTGAAAACAGCGGCCTGCTCTTCCAGCACGCTCTCGGTCAGGTCACCACGTCGACGCTGTCCGGCTCGGTCAAGCAGCACGAGTGCGTGCTTGCCGACAACTACGCGCTCGGCCTCACCCTCGAGGTCGGCCGGCCCGGCAACGACGGCACCGTGCGCGCCTTCACCTACAACGGCTGCAAGATCAGCTCGTTCAGCCTCACCAACTCGGTCAACGAGCTGCTGACCGGCGAGTTCAACTTCATCGGCAAGGACGAAACGACCGGCTCCATCACGTCGGCCAGCTACCCGTCCTCGCAGGAGCTCCTCTCGTTCGCGGGCGCGACCATCTCGGTTGCCGGCTCGTCCTACGAGTGCAAGGAAGCCTCCGTTGAGGTCGACCTCGGCCTGGACGCCGAGCGCTACATCCTCGGCTCGCAGACCATCAACGCTCCGGTCGCCGCCTCCATGACGGAGATCACCGGCTCGGTCACCGCCGAGTTCAAGGACCTCACGGCCTACAACCGCTTCGTCAACAACACGCAGGCGGCTCTCACGCTCAAGTGGGAAGGCACCGCTATCACCGGTACCTACAAGCGCGGCATCACCGTCACGCTGCCCGCCGTTCGCTTCGACGGCAACACGCCGAACGTCGGCGGCCCGGAGATTGTCGACGTGGAGCTCGCCTACAAGGCGCTCTACAACGGCACCGACGCGCCGATCACCGTCACGGTGGTAAATACCGACAGCACCGCTTGAGTCATGGCCTCCGGGTTCACAGTTGAGATCGAGGGCTACAAGAAGACCCGCCAGCAGATCAAGAAACTGAGCCCGGAGGCTGACAAGCAGTTCAAGGTCCAGATGCGAGAGATCGCGGACTTTGTCGCCGGCAAGGCCAGAGACGAAGCCAAGCGCAAGGGCCTAGTCGGCAAAGGAATGCGCCCGACTAATCAGAAGGGCAAGCTGGTCCAAGGCATCAAGCGCGGCTCCATCACGATGGAGAAGGCCGAGATCAAGTCGACGGCCTACCGGCAGTATCTCTCGCCTGAAGGCCGCCCGCCTGGCGCACCTGAGCGCGGTTACGAGCGACGCACCAATCGCTCCGGGGCCCTTCGTCGCAGCTACGTCGGCAAGGACTTCGTGTACCCGCTGGTCTACGAGTACGGCGACCGCGGCAAGAACACCTTCGGCCCGAAGGCGTTCCTCACTCCGGCGCTGATGAAGACCCGCGACAAGGTCGAAGAGCTCTACATCGAAGCAATCGACAACGCGGCCAAGAAGGCCGGCTTCAAGTAAGCAACCGAAAAGGAGAGCAGGGAATGAAAATCAAGTGCCCTTCAGGCGAGTTTGAGATGCCCGAGGACCTGACGTTCAAGGAGATGCAGCAGATCAAGAACGTCTGCGGCCTCAACCCGGCGCAGGTGCCCGACGCCCTCGACCAGGGCGACCCGATGGTGGTTGTGGCCTTCGTGATGATCGCCGCTGGCCGCTCGGGCAAGGTGCTCAACGAAAAGACGGTCATGGGCTGGACGATGGGCGACATTGAGTTTGTCGACGAAGAGAAGCCAAAGCGCACGACCAAGAAGAAGACCGAGGAAGACGAGGACCCTACGAAAGCCTGACCGCCCGGAGGCTCTGGACGCCGACGCTGGCGAGGGTCTACGGCATCAGGCCGTGGGAGATAGATGAGCTGACTGCAGGGGAGCTCGAGCAGATAGCAAACGACATCAAGCAGCTGAAACGTCAGGAGTCCTAGGTGGCAAGAGCGAGCTCAGTTCTCAAGCTGGTTATTGCCGGCGACGCGGACTCTCTGAAGAAGACGGTCAGGAAGAGCATTGGCGAGCTGGACAAGCTCAACAAGCAGACCGACAAGACCAGCAAGGGCGGCTTCCGCAACATCGGCAAGGCCGCCGTCGGTGCCGCTGCCGGGATTGGCGCGGTCACCATTGCCGCCAACGAGATGCAGAAGAGCGTCTCGCAGACCGTCGACCTGGCAAAGGCCACTAGGCAGCTGCAGCGCGCGACTGGCCTTGCCGCCGAAGACGCCTCGGCACTAGCTGCCGTCCTGAAGGTCAGGGGAATCGACACAAACAAGCTCGGGCGCAGCTTCACCTCTCTGGCTCGCCAGATTGAGGCAGCTAAGGACGGGACCGGCGCTGCCGCTGATGCCTTTGAGCGCCTCGGCGTATCGCAGAAGACGCTCAGGACCGGCAACTTCAACCAGGTGCTGCTCGGCCTCTCCGATGGATTTGCCAAGCTCGGCGACGGCACCAGCAAGGCCGCTACGGCCCAGCAGCTCTTCGGACGCAACAGCCGCGACCTTCTGCCGCTCCTTGAAGGCGGGTCGGAAAAACTGCGCGAGCAGCTCGCCCTCGCGCCGCAGCTGACCGACGCGCAGGTCAAGCAGGCCCTAGCCATGAAGGCCGCTCAGCGCGACATCAACCTTGCGCTGATGCAAGTGCGCACGACGATCGCCGTTGCGCTGCTGCCCTACATTGAAAAAGCCGCCAACTTCATCTCGGAGATGTTCCGGGGCGGCAATACCGAGGGCGGCCGCTTTGCCGCCAAGCTGAGGCAAATCTACGAGGCCATCAAGCCGGCCGCGCAGCAGCTCTTCCAGTTTGTTCGCGGCGTCGTCAACTTTGCCGCTGAGAATCCCGGCCTGGTCAAGGTTGCCGCCTCGCTTGCCGCTATTGGCCTTGCCATCAAGGGCATGAGGTTTGTCAGCGCCGTTAGCGGCCTGTCGACGTTCCTCAAGGCAGCCAAGGGCCTCGGCGGCCCGCTGCGCAAAATCTTTGAGCGCTTCGGCACTCGAGCCGGCACCGCGTTTGCAGGTGAGGCCGCAGCAGGTATGGCTGGCTCGCAGGGCATGGGCGGCGCTCTGGCACCGAGCGGCAAGCTCGGCAAGATGGGCGACAAGAAGAACGGCAAGTTCGCCAAGTGGGGCGCCCGCATGGGGGTTGCCGCTAGGGCAGGCTTTATTGCCGCCATGACCTACGCGCTGGTGCCGGCTATCTCCAAGGCCATCAGCGACGAGATACCGGCGCTACGCAAGTATTCGGCGCAGGGCAGGAAGGTCGGCGACAACTCTTTCCTCATCTTCGACAAAGAGTCTTGGGCCAACTTCTTCAACACAATCATCCCGTTTGGAGATCCGGTTGGCACCGGGCGCTCGGGCGGCAGGGGCTCGTCGCCTCGTCGCCGTAACGCAACCGCCAAAGGCTCTGCCGTCGGTGGCAGGGGTGCCTCACGGCGACTGCGGCCTAACCTCAACCCGCAGCGCGGCAGCATCTACGACCTGCGCGGCATGGATCCGCTCACGGGCGGCATCCCCGTCGAAGCTCTCCTGCAGCGCGCAGAGGGTAAGGCGGCAAGCGCGCAGTACCGCGTCGACCGTTTCCAGGCGACGATTGGCGATAGCCGCAGCAAGGCTGAGACCAAGCGCCTCAGAGAGCTGACGCGCGCCGCTCGTGAGGCCCAGCGCGAGGTAACAAAGCTGCAGAAGCAGCTCGCTCGCCGCGACGCTCTGCTGGAGATCCGCTCGTCGTTCAAGGAGTTCACGCAAGGCTTTACTGATGCCTATGCGCAGGGGCTGCAGAACATTGCCGACGCTCGCCTTCAGGCCGCGCAGAACCTCGCCGACAAGATGCTGCAGTCGCAGCTCAAGAACCTGGACGAGGAAGAAGGCCAGAGCGAAGAGGCCCGCCGTATCCGTGAGCTGCGCGAGCAGCAGGAGCGCGACCAGAAAGAGCGCGAGGACAAGGACTACGCCGACAACAAGCAGGCGCTGGACGAGCAGCTCGAGCGCGCTATCCGCAACGGCAACATCCGAGGCGCCGAGGACCTGCGCCAGCAGCTTGAGGACCTGGACCAGCAGCGCCGCGACCTGCTGCGCAGCCGTGAGATAACGGACCTATCAGAGTCCCTGCAGCGCCAGCGCAACGCCGCTCAAAGCGATTACGAGTCCCGCGTCGGTGCCGCGCAGGAGTATTACGACAAGCAGCTTGAGCTCAACAAGCAGGCCGTCGCCGAGTACAAGAAGGTCATTGAGGAGCAGATGGGGCTGCTCACCGCTCAGCTGGAAGCCGGCAAGATCAGCTACACGGAGTTCAACACGCGGGTCGACGAGCTGAACAAGTGGCTGACCGGCATGTACCAGGGCGACCTGCAGAACCGCGCAGACGCCGAGGCTGCTGCCTATGCCGCCAGCGTCGGAGCAACGGGCACCTATGTGGCCGACATCAACGCAGAGTTTGACCGCGTAATGAAGCAGTTCCCGGTGCCTGCGGTGCCGCCGATTCCGACAATCAGCGTTGACGCGGTGCTCAACATTCAGAGCATCAACGGCCTGCCTAGCTCAGTAGGTGGTGGGGGCGGATCAACCGGCCAAACGCCGACTGTCAGAACGATGACTGGCCAAGACGCGCGTGCATGGGTCAAGAAGCACGCCTCAAGCCTTCCCAAAACCATCAACGCCAGCAGCCTTGCAAACCTGCTTGGAACTGGCTGGAATAAGAGCAACACTTGGGCTTGGTCAAGGGAAGCCGCTACCAAGAAGCTGCTCAAGGATTTGGGGATCACGGTGCGCAATCGCGCCTCAGGTGGTTCCCTTTCCCGCTCCGGCCTGACGATGGTTGGCGAGACCGGCCCTGAGCTGCTTATGAACGGCCAGGTCTACTCGGCCACCAAGACCGCCCGCATGAGCGGCGCGGGCGTCACGCTCAACGTCTACCCGCAGACAACCGCCGATGACCCGGTCGCTCTCGCTCGAGCGCTCGGCTGGCAGCTGGCTACCCGATGATCTCCTCTATCACGCTCTCAACCGCAACCGGCAACGTCACGCTGCACTCAACGGCCTCTGGCAGCAACGCCGTGGTCACCAGGGCAGAGGGCCTACAGGGCACGCCGCCGATTCGCAACCTTGTCACGCAGCGCTCGCAGGCTTCGGGCGGATTCGTCAGGACCAAATACAACGACACCCGCTCCATAACGATCGAAGGCGAAGTGCTTGGCTCCACGATCGAGACGGCCTTTGACAACTTCGACACCCTTGCCGCCGCGATGTACGACTCCATTACCACCGAGCGCACGCTCAAGTGGACTAGGGACAGCGCTGGCCAGCAGCTTCAGGCAGGAGTGCGGCTCTCTGATTTTCAGCCGCTGACGCTGACCGACGGCGCGGCGTGGATCAAGTACCAGGCGACCTTTGTCTGTTCGGACCCGCGCGTCTACGCGCAGACCCTGACCACAGGCACCGGAGCCGCCTTGGCTGCTCCTGCGGGCGGCAAGACCTACAACTACACCTACACGCGCGGCTACAACCCGAGCTCAGGCGGCGACGTGAGCTACACAAACTCCGGCTCGGTGCCGACGCCGCCGATCATTCGCATCTACGGCTACTGCACCAGCCCGCAGGTCATCTTCAGCGACGAGACGCGCCTGATTTTCACAGGGGAGGTAGCCGATGGTGATTACCTCGAGGTCGACTGCGCAAACCGCACGGTGAAGCTCA